GTGATACATCGTCTAAGGCTGATGAATGGCCCTCAACAATGGCTTTTAATTTATCTAATAATTCAGTTGGTTCAAAGTTTGGGTCAGATACAGGATTGTCTAAACTGTCATTAAACGCCTTTATCGTTTTAGACATCTCTGTACTCATCATATAGTCTATTTCATCGGTGACAGCCGTTAATGATGCATTACGGGCGTATTGACCAAATACTGTTGATTGATCTCCAACAACATCTATTGGCTCACCACTTTCTATACTTGCTTTTATCTGGTCCTTTGTCGGAGCATTTTCTGCACCGTATTCAGCACCTTGTATCTTAGCTTGTCCTTCAGCCACCTTAAAGAAATAATTGCTCATTCTGTCTAAAGATTGCGATAAAGAAGCTAATGATTGTGCCTGGACCTTAGAAGCAGTAAAATCCACTTTAGGTACTCTTATTTGTACACCTTGGGAGTTATATCTTTGTAGTTCTTCAGCCATACTCTATTGCCTAAAATAGCTATAATAAGATGAATTAGGTTGAACTCCTGTCGTAACACCAGGCGTACTTGTTTTCGTCATAGGACTACTACTTTCTGGTCCACCGATTTGTTGATATTGTGCATAACCAGTACCGACAGTTCCTATAAATTGTAATGGTGCAATTTTCATAATAGCACTAGCTGATGCTCTATATTGACCAGCCTGGTATTGTGCCATTCCTTTAGCCATCTTCGCATTTTGTTTTAATGAAATTACATCTTTTAATGCATATCTTCGGTTATAATTATTTATTAATTCTGTTACGCCACCACTTGCATAAGGGTTTAAATTTCTGGCTCCAGCCCTGGCAATGTTAGCAGATATAACAGCGTTCATCCTTCGCATTACTTCTACACTTTGCCTTTTATATTCGACAGCATCGGCTCTGCCTTGTATATCGGCTTGTTTAGCTTCAGCTTTAAGTTGATCTGATTTTGCCTGGTTAGACCTATATCCAGCTACGCCACTTGCAAATGCTCCAATAAGTGCTATTGTTTCTAATCCCATCTATAATCCTAACGCTAATTTAAAATCAACAGACAGCACCGTAAAGAATACTGGCTTTGATTGACTAATTGTTAATTGTGCATCGGTATCGTAACCCGTTAATCCGTGCATCTTTTTCATACCCGTAATAGTTGGCACAGTTCCACCACCAGAATAAGGCAATGTTTGTAATGGAACTTCAAACCCGTTAATCGTTAAATTCTGTGTACGATAGAGAAGGGGAGTTGCTTCTAATATACGTTTCTTTTGGCTGATAGAAACACCATCTGGCAATCTAGGTTCTACTGGATTGGTAATAACCTCAACCGTAAAATCTAAACCAGCTTCTATATAAGATGTTGGCTGTGCCGATGTAGTAATAGTTCCAGAAGAGTTAACCGTTACGTCACTCTCAACTATATCATCTCTAATTACTTTGGCTGTCTTTGCATTTAAATGAGATACTAGATTATAACTGGTTCCACTAAAACTAGAAGTTTTCTGTACCGAACTATCAGTCGTAAAATCATCATCAAATACTTCCAGGTAATATTTTGTAGATGAATTAATTGTTCTTTTTACGATAAAATAAATAGTGTCTAAATCTACAGCAACATCACAAAAAATACCGTCTGTTTCGGCAAATGATGGAGCTACAATATTTTGCTGTTTGTTAAGCATAAAACAAATTAGTTTGCCACCTAAACCAGAACTTGCAGAACGATACCCCGTAGTAGAAGTACCGTTAACAATCATTAGTAAATCGCCTTCTGTTGTATCAGTAGCTGGTCTTATAGCCATAGCTTTAGGATCAACAATTAAATGTGAAGCTAGTACGCTGACATTTTGAGCGACATACGATAATTCAGTATCGCTAAAATTCATTTCTCTTAAAGCCTTACCCTGGCGTTGTATAAAGAAAGTTCCCCCTTCAGTAGCTACGGGTCTAATACCATCTCTAGCCCCTCTTTTTGTTGTACTTTTAACTGAAACATTAGATGGCGTTATAGGGTCTAAATCTGCTTGAGGAATAAAAAATTCACCACCCGTAGTAAATATTTGCAAATCTCTACCAGAACGCATACCAACTATAGAGTTTAAAGCATTAGTTGTTAAATCAACCTGGAAAGCATCATCATCTAAACCTTCATCACTTTTAAAATTAAACGGATCACCAACTTTAGAACCAAACAAAGTCATTGGTAGTTTGTATGAACCACCATAAAACATACGACTTTCATGGAATACAACAGTATGAGGGTATCCCTGGCTAGTTCCAAAAGCATCACTAAAACTATTGTCATATACCCAATTATCAGTAGCGATAGCATCTGTAGTAGAAAACGGAACTAACACAACAGCTTCGGCAGTTGTTGATGATAAAAACTTTGTGATAACAGCTTTACCAAATCCAGACCATTTATAAGGGCTACCATTAGTCTGAAACACTTGTTGACCAACTGTAGCACCACTAAAGAATGATGCACTTGTTGTTAACTTTACTACACCCGATGTTGCTGATGCTGTAAGCGTTCCACTAGGTTGTGTTTCACTTACGCTCAAACCTAATTTATCATTTCTTACCCGTGGGAAAGTACCAGTATTAGAAATTGAAAAAGTCCAGGTTGTATCACTCGCTCCACGGACCAAATTAAAAGGATAAACATTACGATTAGCGAAAACAACCGTATCAGTATTTTGTGTGTAATTTAATTCTTTTAAATTTAATGAAGTACCAGATAAAAGTGTAATGGTAAAATCAAGATAATTGTTGCCACCTCCATTTATTCCAGTTTGCAAAGTACCATCTTTATAAACAAACAAACGTATATTTGTACTGCTAGTTAAAGCTAATAATAATAAATATGTTTGCCCTGTCGAATACTCAAAGGGTATTAACCTTACATTATTTTCGCTACTGATAGACGATGTATAATCAGCTACGTATCGTAATCCAGGTCTACGGCTAAAACCACCCTGGGGTTCAAATATTACGTTCTTAGCTTTTTCTACCGAACTATAATACTGCTCAATATCAACTCGACCACGCAATAGTGGATCAATCTCACCTATCGTAAAATTGCTTTGATATTGTCTTATTCTGCTCATCTAACATCCGTTAATAAATAATCACCCACTACTGACGGTGTTTGACCACCAGCATCTATGTTACAAGCCTGTCTAAAAAAACCACCTCTAAGATTTTCGGCAGTCGTACCCAGGGCTATTTCTTTCCAGTATTGTGATTTAGTTGTTTGGTCCGTAATTACTTCGGCTAAATGCCAGGCCATTTGGTAGCCTAAAAGATTTACAAAATAATGTGGCATTAAAGTTTCACCAACTGTCTTTTGATAATCAATAAATATTGTTAAACTTTCCGTCATTAAAACAGCCGTACCATCTGATGCCTGGGCTATTTCCCAGTTCTTATAAATAGGTGATCCAGCATTACTAGATGTCCTTACAGCCCTTGGAACGCCATTAAGCATATCGTTAGGCAACGTAAACTGATAGGTCCATTCATTATTGGGTGTTGCTGTTTGCCTGGTAAGTTGTGCTTTAGCAACCGTAAAGCTCCAGGGGTACATTCCTAATGTTGTACTTTTAATGTCGGGGTAAAGTGTTGAACAGGCTGTGGCCTGTGTTGAGCCATCTGAAAAACTGCTGATAGCACCAGCACCTAATAATAAAAGTGCCTTGTTACAAATTTTAACGTCTGTATCACCAGAAGCCATTTAAAACTCCGTTATGGGTTGGGGAAGGCGAGAAAGCTAATCGGGAAACCAAGACCTCCCCCAAACTCTAGTTGTTAATCACTATCAGAAACTGCTCCGATAGTTGTGCCATCACCAATATCAACCACACCACTAGCATTTGAAACCACAATATGCATGGTTACAGTTCTAGTACCACCAGTTGCACCGTGTACGATAATCATGTCACCAACACTTAATGTGTCAGATAAATCATTAAAGTAGCCAGAAGCATCTACAGCAGTATGTGCATCAGTTGTTGTATAGACATATAATGCTGGAGTTGTACCAGCTTTAGCCTGTCCACCTAATGGGGACCATCCACTTCTTGCAAAAGCCATATTAACTCTCCCTACAGGTAACGTCCACAAGCCCGTCTGTATCAATTACAGATGCACCCATAGACAACATTGAAGTTACTAAGAAAGAAGTCTTTTCTGGAATATAGTTGACCTCTGTCTTAGGAGCGATACCGACTGCACAAGCGACTGACATCTTATGAAATGCATAGCATATTCGGTCACTAGAACCGTCTATTGCTAAACCACCTTCATCACGATCACCAATCATGTGAACTTCAAATCCCAAAAATGAAGTTACGCTTCCGTCTACTAAGTGACGAATTGTCTGAAAATCGCTTGAAATAGCTCTCTCATCACCTAATAATGCAGATAAGTTATTTGCATGAATGATAAGATGACGGTCAGTTGGTGGAACATTCTTAGCATCCAGGGCTTTCTTTGCTGATAAAATTTTACCAACATTCAAGTCTGATGCTGAAGCTGATCCAGTTGTTACAACAGTATTGGCTACAGTTGATCCAGCAGATGCAGAAGATAAAGCATCAATAATTATCTGGTCTTGCCTTCTACCAATAGCGTTACCAACAACTTGTGCTAGTTCTCTACGCTCATCGAAATTTACTTTTTGCTGATTAAAAATATCTGAGTATTCAGAAGCATTGTAATCAGTTAGCGATACAGATGTTGTACCAAAAGATGTATTTAATGGAGTAACATCTGTTTGTGGTGTACGAACAGTAGCCTGTCCTTTACCCACATTTGGAAAGTTAGCTGTAGAGCCAACTACTCCAGTTCTCATCCTACATACATTGTTAAGGACAGCAGAACCTTGATAGGCTTGTTTCACCTCTGCATCGAATAACTGTATGAAGGAATTTGATAGTCCCGTACTCATAGGATTTTCCCTTTCATTGTTAAAATTTTAGTTAAACGCCAGTAGGTTATAGTATAAATATACTGCCTTGGACTTCGTTACACGCTAACGCAACGATGCATTTCTGCATAGCCAGTACTGCTCGGCTGAGTTGTAGTACACTTAATCAATAGCACACCGTTTAGACTTTGTA